AAAGACACTTCGGAAAGATTTACTAACGACACCCAAGATGTGCTGGATTTAGATTATGAATCTATTAACCGATACATCAGGGTAGGCACAGAATACTACAAGAATGATCCTGAAATGAATGTCTTAATTCCTTGGGATCGAGGAACTTTCAGAGAAGATTATGGATCTCAGGCAAGACCACCCAGATGTTATGATGGTTTCTTTTATGAACCAGATTACACTTCTGAAACCCCTTTAATAGAAACTGGTAAGCACAACCAATATAGGAACCACTTTCAAAGACCTAATTATGTACTATCTTCTGGGGAATTCCCAACTATTAAAGGAGCTTTGGAACATGGATTCGGGGAACAATACGATCTTATTCTAAAATGGTGTGCGGTTAGTATACTGTATCCTAAACAGAAATTACCTGCAATAATCTTAGTGGGAACCGAGGATGTGGGTAAGTCTGCTATCATAAAGATATTTGTAAACCTAATGGGAGTTATTAATTCTGTTGCAGTAAAGGCTAAGGATTTTGAATCCCAATTTAATTCTTGGATCGAAAATACCCAACTGGTAATTATAGAAGAAGCCGGACAATGGAAGAACCCAGATGAAGTAGCGGATGAATTTAAAAGACTAATTACGGAGACAGATCCTATACTTATTGACAGAAAGAATAAGGCCCAATATAAAACACACTTTCATGGCAAGTTTATACTTTCCTCTAACAATTTAAGTCCGCTTAAAATGAAAGGTGCTGCTACAAGATTTTGGGTCAGGGAAATTACAGAGTTACCTAAGAGAACAGAAGATTATTACGGAAAAGTAGAAAAGGAAATGGGACACTTCATGCACCACTTGGTGAATGTAGTTGGACCGACATTGGAGTACCCTGTGAAGCCGAGGTTATATTTCGAACCCGAGGAGTTTCACACAGCAGCTAAAGACTTTATTAGGGATTATAACAAAGGAGAAATTTACGAGAAAATCAGAGACACATTTGAAGACTTTTTTGAGCAATTTGAGGATGAAGAATGCAACTTCGATCTTGGTAGTTTGAAGGAAGCAACAGGGTTAGACGAGGGGGATAAGAAGATCAAAGAATGCTTAGCATTTGAGTTTGGAATTAAGACGAGAACAGGAAATACATGGCGGTACGATTCTTTCAGATTTGACCCAGAAGTCGTACCAAGTGTGTTCGAAACTGAGTCAAGACCGAAGAGAAAAGCAAGATGGTTCACAGCGAAAAGAGAGAAAATTGTAAGAAAATAGTCCTTTGGTACGAAAAAGTCGTACCAATGGTACGACTTTTAGGGAAAAGTCGTACCAGAGAAAACACTCCATACGATATCGTACGGTTAAGAAAACACCCCTTTGGTACGAAAGGTACGACTTTTTTTAAAAGTCAACGCTCGAAGCTGCAACAATGGCCCTCTCTTACGTTTGCATCGTGTACCAAAAAAAAGTCGTACCTCGTACCAATGACTAAAAAAACTAAATAAAGATGAGAGAAAAACTATTAGCATTTTTGATTGTGAAATCAGTTAATGACAAGAAGGTCCAAGTTGATATTTCACAATGGGCTTTAGAACTAAAAGTAAATCCTATGGATCTAAGATTACTACTTAACCACCTCCAGATTAAAGGGGAACTAAAGATGTGGGAGGAAGAAGGGAATCAGTACATCAACATGTTTGCTTAAATGGGAAAAATACTTACAAAATCAGAAAAGGCAGAAAGGTTAGACTTCGACATTGTAACCGAACTTTTAGAATGGGGTTTAAAGAATGCCACAAAGGTCGATACCGAGGAGATTTACTTTATCCTTAAGTTCGAAGAATACTACGTTGTCTATAGTAGGGCCTCTGAAAGAATACAGTGTTATTATGTGGGTTACGGGCATGACGCTGTAGATAAGTGCATCTGGGATTTCGAAAATTTAAAGGAAGTTATAGAATTTATAGAAGCATCTAAGGACATGGAATGTAGAAAAACAGACCTTATCCGAAGAGTGCAAAGAGAGATGGAGGGACTTAAAGCTTCGGATTATTATGATAGGTGGAAACATCTTATGAGAAAATACGAGAATGAAATGGGAAATAATTCTTGATTTCATATCTATTGTAAAGAACAACAAAACAATATGCCATTTAAACCAGGACAATCAGGGAATCCCAAAGGCCGCCCGCCTGGAGTGGGAAATGCAACCTCCGAGTCGATCAAAGCTACTTTTGCTGCACTCTTAGCTGGACACGAGGATAAACTTCAGGATGCACTCCAAAAGGTCTATGACCGCTCACCAGCAGATTTTTTAAAATATTGGATAGAGATATCCACCCGTTTTGTACCTCAAGTTTCCCGAAAAGAAATTACGGGCAAGGATGGACAAGACTTCAACCCGATTAATATCGTTATGCCCAAAAAAGATGAGAGCAAATAAGAAAAAACAAAGCATCACTAAAGTAACAGCCACAGAGCAGTTAGAACACACAACCCAAAGACCCGAAGATTACCACTGCACCTGTGAATATTGCACAGGTAATTTTATTGGGGACATTAAAGACGGAGATCTTTTTTACCATGCTAAGGCTAAGGAGACTTACTTTCCTAAGCCCAACCCCGAGGATAAGCATTTAGATGCTGGGCACTTTCAGGGTTACCGATGGGCGATCCACAACTTTACAGAACCAGGAGATTGGGTTTTAGATCCTACAGTGGGAACGGGAACCGCAGTTATCGAAGCCATCAACAATGGGCGTAACGGAATAGGTATAGAACTCGAATATCCCCACATTGGCCAGAGTAATATCGATGCACAAGAACCCCATTCTACCGGGAAATATCTTTTCCGTCAAGGGGATGCTAAAAACATTGACCAATACCTGGACGAATGGGATATTAAGGAAAACAGTATACAACTGATTTTAAACGGAACCCCTTACCCAACTCTGAGTGGTAAATCCTCTGACTCCCCAGAAAGGAAATCTTGGAAGGCAGAAGATGTTGGAGAAGACGGGTCAGTTAAGATCGGAAAGAGATATTACCGGGATGAATCTTTCGACTATAACCACTCTGATAATATAGGAAAGAAAAAGGGAGACGAATATTGGGATTTAGTAAACACAATGTACACTAAGTCTATCAAATACTTAAAGCCCGGGGGTTACTTTATTACCATTATTAAAGATATGACCCGTAACAAAGAACCTTACCTTTTACACAAGATGGTAACTGACGAGGTAATTAAGAATAACCCAGAGATGGAATATTACGGGGCGTACACCCACAAACACTGGCCACCGACATTACACATGTCTACTTACCCTAAGAAATTCCCAGGGGTACAGGTTCCGACCTACCAAACAGCGATTGTACTAAGAAAGAGATGAAGAAGCAGTTTAAGTTTTTAGATGCCTATGCTCCCGTCTTTTACGAGGATAAGACCTACTGGATTATCTCAGGTGGCAGAGCTTCAGGTAAATCTACAAACATAGCTGCTTACTTTGTTATGAAATTAATGGGTGACGATTACTTTCGCGGGGTGATCGCGAGGTATACCCAAAGGGCCTTAACGACTTCGATCTACCGAGATATTGTAGACATCATAACAGACTGGGGTTTAACTCCCTTCTTAGAAATTAAAGGAGACGAGATTAAGAACACCAAGAACGACAATATGATTATTACCCACTCTATGAAATTACAAGAGGGGACAATGACAGCCCGAGGAAAAGGTTTGGCGAGGGTTTCCCATTTATTGGTAGACGAAGCAACCGAGTTACCGAGCGAACAGGAGTACATTAAACTTATTGACTCTTTTAGGACTAAAGGGATCGAACGCAAGATCTTCCTCTTGTTTAACCCAACCTCTAAGACACACTGGATATTCCGTAGGTTCTATACCCCAGACGGACAGCCACACCCAAAATGGGGTATGGACCACGGATTTATCCACACCACCTACCATGATAATTACGACAACTTAGATCCCAAGAAGATGGACGAATGGGAACGTGCTAAGACAGACGACCCAGAATACTATTCCCACCACATCTTAGGTCAATGGTCTGATATTGGTGAAGGACAGATTTTTAAGAACTGGAAGTTCGACTGGCAACCCGATCCAGAGTCAGAGATCCTATACGGCCTGGACTTTGGATTTGCCACAGATCCCTGTGCTGTGATCGAGGTTCGTAAAAGGGGTAAACGACTTTGGATTAAAGAGATTGTCTATGCCCAAGGTCTTACAAATGACGACTTAGCAGATATCCTCGAGGATAAGGGTATACACAAGTTGGCCACCATCTATGCAGATTCTGCAGAACCAAAAAGCATTGAAGAATTAAAAAGAAGAGGGTTTAGAAATATAAAGCCCGCTGCTAAAGGTCCGGATTCTATCAGGGCAGGCATAAACAAGGTTAAAGAGTTCGAGGTGAATGTAGATCCTGAATCTAAAAACCTTATAGAGGAATATCAGTTTTACTCTTATAAACAAGGCACTGATAAACCTATAGATGACCACAACCATTTAATGGATGCATTAAGATATGCTATGAGTAAACACAGATCTGGTCCTTTGATTGCAGTACCAACTATGAAAAGCCATGGGTAAGAACAGGAAAGCACACAGAAAGAAAATTAAGGCAAGGAATGCCCAGAAGAAAGCACAACAAAACCAAGTGCTTAATTATATTAAGGCCCAAGGAATGACACCACAAGAAATGTTAGCCAAGATCCAACGGGGTGAGGTTAAGATTTCGGATGATCAGGTCTTCGGACCGAAGGAGACTGTTCTTCAATCTCCTCAGCATACCACGACTTTAACCCAAAGCGGTCCGGTAGGTCCATCAAACGAGATGGACGACACTCGGATAAAATATGTGACTCCTTATTCGCAGGCAGGGGAAACTCAGACCACGAACCCTCGGGATACACAATAATCAGACTATCAAAGTTACGACCCGAATG